CAGGTCTAGGCGGTCTAGCCGGAATCGGCGGGGGTATGGCAGGATGAGGGATATAACCTTAGAAGACACCATCTATCACGACTTCACGACTAGAGCCTTTGCTACTGGCATACCTACATTATTGGCAGGCAGTCCAGTTTTGTCAGTACTTGAAGAGAACAACGCAACCCCAATAACTGCGGGTGTGAGTGTGAGCGTGAGTCGAGCGAGTGTTGCAGGTCTTAATGAGGCCACGATTGTAGCCACTGCTGCTAACGGGTATGAGACAGGCAAGAGCTATTCTATTTACATCTCAACAGGGACAGTGGGTGGTGTGTCAGTAATTGGTGAGGTGGTGGGGCAGTTTACCGTAGCATCCAGTGCGGCGGCTATTGATCTAGCTAACGGTACAGATGGCCTAGGCGCTATTAAGACCGATACAGCGGCTATTCTGGTAGACACAGGAACTACGCTCAATGGCAAGATTGACACCATAGATACGAATGTAGATTCGATACTTGTAGATACAGCGGATTTGCAGGGCAATCAAGGTGACTGGCTGACAGCGACAGGATTTAACACGGTTGTGCCTCCTTCGGTATCTCAATTCAATGATAGAACACTTGCGGCGGCTGATTACTTCGACCCTGCGGCTGATGCGGTGGCTAATGTCACTCTAGTTGATACCACTACCACGAACACTGACATGGTGGCAGAAGCTCCTACGGGCGCGGCTATTACCGACTTGGTTTGGGATGAATTACTATCCGCTCACACTATCGTAGGTTCTACAGGTGCGGGTGTTGCGGCGGCAGGTTCAGGTGGCGATCCTTGGTCTACTGCTCTGCCAGGTGCTTACGGTGCTGGAACGGCGGGCAAAATTGTAGGCGATAACATTGACGCTTCAATAGCTGGACTGAATAACTTGAGTTTGGCCGACATATTCACTTACGTTATTGAGAATTCAGAGACATTTGAGCAGCAGCTCAGACTGATTAGAGGTGAGGCAGCGGGCAAGGTAGGCGTATCAGGCGCTACTGTGACCTTTAGGAACTCAGCAGACTCGGCAGATAGAATTGTAGCCACGACAGACGCTAACGGACAGAGAACAGCGGTAACTACTACGTTGACGTAGAATGTATTATGCAAGCAACTACTACAGCAGCAATTACTATGCGACCAATTACTTCGGCAATGGCAGCGTGGTTGCTGACGCTAATGGCTATTTCAAGTCTAACTATTTTGCTAGTAATTTCTATGCTAATCACTATTACGGGCTTGATTCTGGCGCGGTTGTGGTCGATGACAACGGCTACTATAAGTCGGATTTCTACGCGACTAACTTCTATGCTACGGATTACTACGGGCTAGAGGGTGAGATACCACAAGACTTAGACGCTGATGGAGTAGGTCATGCTAGAGACCGAGAAAGGATGCGGCAGATTGGATTTTTACGCAAAGACGAGGAAGAGGCTGTTACCGTAGTACTCACTTTTCTTTCAATGTTAGACCGGAGAATGTAATGGCATCAAAAAACGAGTTTACAGGTGATTTGCAGCAAACTAAGGGTCGCTTGAGTGAAGAGGGTCGTGCTAATTACGATCTAGCCTTCCCACCAAAAGCCGTTAAAAGAGGCAGATATAAGCAATGTCGTGATACTGGCAAGTTTATTCCTATTAGCGAATGGAACGCTTTATACGCCTCTGACCCTGTAGAAAAAGGCCCATTAGTCATAATGAAGGGTTTTGATGCGTTTAAATCGCCAACAAGTGGCGAGATTATTAGCAATAATCGTCAATTAGACTATGATATGGCTAAAAGCGGCTGTAGACAGTATGAAGGATTGGCGGCAGAGCAAAAAGAAGTTGATAAGTTCGTGGCTGAAGAGGACGCGAAGTTGTACAAGGGCATTAGTGATTCAGTTGATGAGACTGCTTATCAGATTGAACACAACTATTCCCGCCCTGAAGCGGATACGCACGTAAAGTTTTCATTGGGAGATGATGATGAGTGATGAAGAGTTAGACCTAGATAGCGCCATGTCAGAAACGATGGATGCCATTAACGAACGGGACGATGATGATGATACTGAGCAACAGACAGAAGCACCTACAGACGATAGCCCTGAAGCAAGCGGAGATGAGGGAGCCGTTGACGACACTGAAGAGCCTAGTGGAGAAGACAGCACCGAAAGTGACAGTGAAGAAGTCGAAAGCGAAGAAGTCGAAAGCGAAGAAGTAGAGGAAAAACCATCCACCACAGCGCCTACTGCTTATTCAGCCGCAGCTAAGGACGATTGGGCTAAAACCCCTAAATCAGTGCAAGATGCCGCCATTAAGCGTGAGATAGATTCCGCTAAAGGCGTGGAGATGATCAAGGAAAAGGCTACATTTGGCGAATCCTTGAGTAATGCTGCTAGCCCTTATATGCCAATGATTCAGGCCAAAGGGTCTACTTTAGAACAGTTTATCATCGGTCAGGGCAATACGATGCATGCCCTAGAACACGGCAGTAATGAACAAAAGATGGGAGTTTTGCGAGGAATGGCACAAATGGCAGGCGTTGATCTTGCCTCTATTCCTCCCCCAAGTGAGATAGAGAAGCAATTAGCTCCCTATACACGGCAAATACAGACATTACAGAACCAGATTAATCAGCAGAATCAGCAGACCACAAGTCAGCAGGATAATGCTATTAACCAGGCAATAACCGTCTTTGAAGCGGCAGTAGGTGAAAATGGAAGTCTTGAACACCCTTATTTCAGGAATGTTGAAGAAGATATGATCATTCTATTGCCACAGATAAAGCAGCAAAACCCGCATTTCAGTCATGCTGAAGTGCTAAAGCAGGCATACGATAAATCCATATGGGCTAACCCAGAAACTCGACAGCAACTTCAGACCCAACAAGGTAAGAAGGCTGATGAGGAACACAAGCGGAAAGCTAAGGCAGTGGCAGACAAAGCGAGAAAGGCCAACAAAGTCAATCTTCGCAAAAAAGGTCAGCCAGCTACCTCACAAGCAGATACCCTCGGAGATATTGACGACATAATGGCGGCGCAAATGAAGGAAATTAATAGCCGCTGAAATTAACTCTAATATGAGGATAGCCTAATGGCATCTCCAAACAGTGTCTTTACCGAGCTAGTTACGACTACGCATCGGAAGTACAAGAAGTCGTTTGCTGATAACGTCAGCAACAACAACGCTCTTTTAGCCCGACTTAATAAGAAAGGCCGAAAGCGCACAATTGATGGCGGTCGAACCATCGTGGAAGAGCTAGATTATGCCGAGAACGGTACTTATCAACGCTACTCCGGTTACGACACTCTTGACGTATCTGCCTCTGATGTACTGTCAGCAGCGGAATACAACTGGAAGCAAGCGGCAGTTCATGTGACTGCTTCTGGTCTTGAGCTACGCTCTAACTCAGGCGATACACGCATACAAAATCTTGCTAAGTCTCGATTGATGAATGCTCATCGCACATTTAAAAACAACATTTCTTCTGATATTTACTCAGACGGCACAGCGGCTAATCAGATCGGTGGCTTAACAGCTATTATCCCTGATGCAACTGGCGGCTCTTTGGGTGGAATTAGCGGAACTTCTTTCCCTTTCTGGAATCAAGTTGTGCAAAGTGCAGCAGCTCCTATCGCTGGCGCGGCTATCACTCCGTCTGCTACAACAATGGAGGCTTTCATGTCTCAGTTGTGGCTAGAGCTAGTACGTGGCTCTGACCGTCCTGATTTGATTGTAATGTCTAACGACTACTACAGTTTCTTCGAGAACAGTCAGACAAGCGTGAAGCGGTACACTTCTGACACGAATACCAGTGTTGATAGAGGTTCTGCTGGCTTTGTAAGCCTGAAATTCAAGGATGCTGATGTTGTATTTGACGGCGGTTCTGGTATTTCGGCGGCACACGCATTCTTCCTTAATACGGATTATTTGAATCTTGTGTGTCACAAGGACGCGGATATGGATGAAGTGCCAGAAATGCGCGCTATCAACCAAGATGCCGTTGTCATTCCAATCATCTGGATGGGTAACATGACTTGCTCAAACCGTTCATTACAAGGCGTGGCTGTAGCCTAAAGGGGATTTGATATGAGTTATATAATTGGCATGAATGTGAGCGATGTAACGACTGATCGACAGTTCGTTCTTGGCTCAATTGGGCAGACCTTTGACGGTAAGCTCTACAAGTACATCGTTTATGATGCGGCTACGGCTGCTGCTGCGGGTGTTGCTGGTGAGGTAGCTTACTATGTTGCCGCAACTGGTTATGCTGCTAACGCGGTGACTAGTGATGTATCAGACTCAGATAGCGTAGGCGCTGGAGTAATCCAAGCAACTATGGCTGACGCGTCTTACGGGTGGGTTCAGATCAAGGGTCAAGCTACTTTGACTATTGCTCTTACCGCTGGTGCTGATGGTAACGCGCTAACTGCTGTTGGTGCTGGTGACGGTACGCTAGACGTATCGGGCGCTGTAACTGATGCTGTTGTTGCCTACGCGGGCGATGCGTCAGCTAAGATAATCTTGTGCGATTTCCCGTACTAAGATAATCAAGAGAGAGGGTGTAAAAACCCTCTTTTACTAATTAACGGAGAATAGAAATGAGTAACTTACCCTTTGCGGTAGATCAAGAGCGAGAAGAGAGCTTTAAGCCTCCCCATCTTCGCTTTGAAGACGATAAAATCAAGGACAATACAGCCTCTATGGAAGCTGGCAGGTCTATTTCTAGCCCTTGTATTAAGGTGTATGTTCGATCACCTGGCGATGATAAGTGTGAAGTTCCCTACGTTGTCGAGAAGCAGGGTATAAAAGATGACCCGATAACTGGCAAAAAAGAGGTTGTTTATCCTTGGAAGCAGATGCTAAAAGAGAAATTGCATCATAAGTTTATCTCTAGGATGTACTTTGAGTTTTGCATGAAGTCGGCGGCACACTGGAAAGAGAACCAAGAAACGCTGGTGGAAGGTACGCCTATAGACGAATGGGCGATGCTTAATAAAGCTGAAGCGTCTAACCTTAAAGGTCTGGGAATTTTGTCTATTGAGCAATGCTCTGAGATGACTGAAACAGCAATGATGGCTTACGGGATGGGCGGTAGAGGTCTTAAAGACAAGGCTATTGCTTTCCTTGGCGCTAATAACGATTCAGGTAAAGCGGCTGAGAAGATTACGTCCTTGGAAGCAAGCGTGAAAGCCCTTGCTGAAAAGTCTGAGGCATCGGAAAATCTAGCGAGTCAGTATGCTCAGAAGATAGCCATGCTAGAGAAGATGGTGTCTGATAGCACTGCTAAAACACCTGTTGATGCGCCTGATTACGGCAATTGGGATAAAGCCCAACTTGTCGAAGAGGTTAAGCGAAAAACAGGTATACGCTCCGTCCACGAAGGATGGTCAACTGAAAAATTACTTGAGAAACTAGCCTAATGTCACTGCTAACCACGATTCAATCTGTAGCCGAGGATTTAGCAATCCCTGTTCCTGTAAGCGTGGTTGGCAACACTGACCCTCAAATAATTCAATTGCTTCAAATAGCCCAAAGGGAGGGGAGGGATTTAGCCTCTCGTTTCCCTTGGTCTAAGATGGTCTTACAAAACACCTTCACTATTGCGGCTGCTCAAGATCAGGGCGCGATGAATTCCGATGTAGTCGCTGCGGGTGATTTCGACTATATAATTCCTGAAACCTTCTGGAATCAAGCCACTAATCTGCCTATACGCGGCCCTTTGTCGTGGGGAGAGTGGGAATCATTACAGGCTATTCCTGTTACTGGCCCGTTCCCTTGGTATCTAATTAGGGCGGGGCATTTATACCTAACACCTACTCCCGCTATAGCCACTCAGACAGGTTCTTTTGAGTATAAATCAACCTCATGGTGTGAGACTTCAGGTGCTACAGGGCTGTCTGCTTGGGCTAATGATGACGATGTAGGCCGATTAGATGAGAATTTAATGGCTCTAGGCATTACTTGGCGATGGCTGAAGCGTAAGGGAATGGATTACGGTGAAGACTTCCAGACCTATGAAAAGCGGGTATTGGATGCTTATGCGCGTGATGGTGGCAGGAAAGTACTGAATTCTACAGGCAGCAGATACGGCGCTAGACCTGTTATTGGCATCCCTTACGGTTCTTGGAACGTATGAGAAAGGCTCTTTACAGGAAAGCTCAGAGAGGAAAGCAAGTCTCTCAATCCTATTCACTTCCTGCTCCGGTAGGCGGGTGGAATGCGCGAGATTCGGCGGCTAATATGTCGGAATTGGACGCGACCATCCTAGTTAACTGGTTTCCAGATACTACCGATGTTCGTGTTAGGAAAGGCTATGCTGACCATGTGACAGGCATTTCAGGTCAGGTCGAAAGTTTAATGGTATATAACGCACCTGATGGAACTAGCACTATGTTCTGTGCCGCAGGCGGCGAGATATACGATGCAACCTCGGCGGGAGCTGTAGGGGCGGCAGTAGTAACAGGCCAAACTAATGACAGGTGGCAAGATGTTAACTTCACCATCTCATCTGGAGCTTCTTATTTATGTAACTTTAACGGCGAAGACTCTCCGCAGTACTGGAATGGCTCTGCTTGGCTAACGGTTACAGGCGCATCAAGCCCCGCAATTACTGGAATTACTACCTCTACGATAGTTAGTGCCGAGGTACATAAAAGACGGATGTGGCTTGTTGTTAAGGACTCTTTAGATGCTTATTACCTGCCTGTTGACTCGGTGGGTGGTGCGGCGAAGTCTATTAAGTTGGGCGGGATTGCGACAGATGGCGGTTTTATACAGCAAATAGGCACTTGGACGCTCGATGCGGGCGAAGGTGCTGATGACTATTGGGTGGCGTATACCTCAGAAGGTCAGGTAGTTGTATACAAGGGAACAGACCCTTCAAGTAGCTCCACGTGGAGCCTTCATGGTGTTTGGCATATAGCTGAACCGATTGGTAGACGTTGCATGATGAAATATAACGGCGACATCCTATTATTGGGTGTTTCTGGCATTATCCCTCTCTCTAAACTTATCGTATCTGCCTCAACTGACCCGAATGTGGCGATCACTGAAAAGATTAACCAAGCGATGACGGCTGCATCTGGAAGCTACAGAAATAACTTTGGATGGGAAACCTTCCTTTATCATCAGGGCGATATGGTCATTATGAACGTCCCTGTCCAAGAAGGCTCCGATCAAGAGCAATACGCCATGAACACCATCACAGGCGCTTGGGGGCGATTTAAGGGCATAGAGGCTAACTGCTGGGGAATGCTTGATAAAGAGCCTTATTTCGGCTCAAACGGGAATGTAAGCAAGTTCTGGGGCAATACGAGTGATAATGGCGCGAACATCACAACAGACTTGAAACAGGCTGAAAACTACTTCAATTCTAGGGGTAGGCTCAAGTACTTCAAGTCATTAAGACCTAACATCTCTGCTGACGGCTTTCCAGCGGTAGCGGCTGGTATGAATTGTGATTTTAGAGATACCCCTATATCCGGTAATGTGAGCTTTAGCTCAGTTACGGCAGGTGTTTGGGATTCCGGCCTATGGGATACTGAGCAGTGGGGCGCGGGCCTATTATTGCTTAATGACTGGCAGACTACAGGTTGTGTAGGCACTTCAGGCGCTTTAAGGATGACTAC